CTTAATAATCCAAGAAATGCTTTTAAGTGTTCCTTTTTATATAAGATATGTCTAGCCTCGAAATCTGCACCATCTTTAGGCAGTCGGACTATGTACATCTTATTTATCTTTTTACCAGTTTGTTCTTCATAGGCTAACTTATATCCATGTAACTGATGAACCATGTTTAAGAATAAACCTTTTGAAGTTTTTATATCTATGAGCCAAAGATTATTTTCAGGGTCTTTAGCAATTAAATCTAAAGTTCCACAAAATCCTCGTTCAGAGTATAAAATCTTTTCGGACTCCACTACTTTCAACTTATGCTTTGTCCAAAACTTTTTAAACTTTTCAAAACACCCTTTAACTACAGGGTCGCTTGGGTCAGTAAATTTTTCTCCTTTAAGCCACATCTCACAATATTTATGAACCATAGAGCCTATATTTAAAATATTATCGCCTTGTTTCTTTGTATTGGTCTTAGCATTTAAAACAATAGATTCTATTTTATCTAATGGAATTTCTTGTCGTTCCATTTCTTTTTTAATAGCATTTACCATATTGCTTATTTTCCAATTCTCTAACATTGGACTAGCTAACTTACCAAGTAAGGTACTCATACCCACAACATATTCGTTGTTATGAATATAAACATGCTTTTCTTCGTTAAACTCGATCTTATGACCATGTTCAGTAGTTATAATTGACATACATCTCCCTTTTATATTCTTGTTTAGTTTTATGTTTAGATTGCAACACACCTACATATTCTTCAATTAGATGCTCAGATGCAAACTTATTGTTTTTGATAATACGATTCATGGCTCGTATTCTTCTATCTTGCCACATTTCTGTTGTTGAAGTGATAGACATTTGATATTTTCCCTCTGTTATTTAATATTAAATTAGCATCATCTATTGGCTTTGTAAAATAAGAAATATCTACTGATAGATATTCGCATATTTTTTTAAGATTGATATGGCTACATTGGTTTTTACCACCCTCATACTTTTGGATTTGCTGAAAAGTAACTCCAAGTGCATTACCCAATCTAGTTAAAGTTTTACCTCGCATAAACCTTATTTTTTTGATTTGCAAACCAACTATCTTATTAAAGATATGCTCATTATCTTGAGGTGTTACTCCCCATTGAGCAATCAAATTAGATATACTGTGGTTTATTTCTTCTATAGTCGTATTAGTTTTTACTCTCATAAAATGACCATGTTCCTTTCTCTGTTTCTGTTAGTTTATTAAATTGATCTTTAAAGCATGGATTACACAGTAAGCTATCACTATAGATAGAATTACTGCCAACAAACCAAGCTAGTTTTAAAGAGTCTTCTTTAAAGCATCTAGCACATTTATATGCTAAAATTTTTTTCTTATTAGATTTAAGCATAATTATATTTGTTGTTAATTTTATCTAACCAATTAGATAAATCTTTTGTTCTTTTTTCCTTTTTTTCTTGATGTGTAGATTCTGATTCATAGGTTTCACTACTTAAACCAGAACCTAAATTATCATTATATTCTAAATTTAGATGATTATAATTATCACTTGTGCTTCTATGTTCTATTTTTTCTAATAAATATTTATATTGATATTTTTTAGTTTTTTTACACATATTTCTCTCCTTTAGTTTAATACTGAATGTCCTCTTTTATCTAAACATTTTCTCATAATAGACTCATACTTTGTGTCCATTGTTGGGCTAAGTGTCCAATAAGTTATGTTTGAAATAAAGTTAGTATTTTCTTTGGCCAAGTATTTACAATGCTGAATATCATTTGTAATTTCTTTAGCTTTATCTTCATTGAATGTTCCTGATCGTCCAGCAGTATCTATTATGGGTTTATAACTACACGCAGATAATAGAGTGCAAGAGATCGCTAGGGTAAGTATTGTTTTTTTCATATCTTCTGTCTTTCTCTCGTTTAAAGAATTGGTTGATGATACTTCAAATGATGAAGTTTAAACTCCAAATCTTTCTTTTGTTCTTTCACTTTGAACAGTTGTCTCAACAAATTTAACTCCTTTTGTTTCTTCCGATCTAACTGCTCTTGCATCTTGAACATTTGTTTTGGTTGCATTAGCTTTCCTTATTTGAGTTACTTGATTTTCCAAGTAACTATCTACAGGGTTAATTAAATTAACTTCTTCCTGTAAATCCTGTAATCCAACTAAAGTCATATCTTTATGGAATATTCTTTTAAATTGTTTTGATATTTCTTTAGTGAAAGTAGAATTAGTTGGTATTCTCATTATTGTACTCCTAATAAATAATCTATGGTCATTTTAAATCCACCCGCAAAAAAATACAAGATGATAATTCCAAATGAAATATATTCCAATGTGTCTATTATTTTTTTCATTATATTCTACTCCCATAATAATAAACTTTTTTAACAGGCCACTTAGCACCAGCTTTAGTTCTTTCAACATGATATTTAGATTTTTCTAAATCAATATATCTTTCTAAACATTTATCCATATTTAAACCTGTAATATCACAAGCCCAACATAGACCATATTCTTTTCTTTCAAAAATGTCATCATTGTTATCAGTAATACGATATTGTAAGATTGTAAATTCTTCATACTCTTTTAATCTTTCAGCAAGTTCTTTATAACTAAAGAAAGTAAAAGTATTACTGTAAGTTAATAACTCTTTTTCAAACTCTGGTTTGTCAAAAGGATTAAATTTAATTGTTTCCTTTTTTGCAAACTTATTTTTCATTTCGTATAAGTGTTTGTCAGTAGGATTATTTAAAATCTTTTTTAACAACTCATCAGTATAAATAAATTTTATTCTGATTTCTCTACCAAGTTTTTTCATTATGCTCTCTCCTTTTTTTTTGTTAAACATACGATAATAAACCATAGTTAAGGTTGTAATGCAATAGCTTTATTATTCGCATAAAACCTAGCTTTTTTAACTATTTATTCGCATTAGAGTTTTATTTCTTGATTTAAAAACAAATCAGTTATAAAAAACGAATCAATTAAAGATATGATTATAAATAAAAAAATGTTAATGAGAGATGTTTCGCAAGAAACAAAGTATTTATTTTCATATCTAATACTTAAACTTGGATTTAATTTTTTTAAATTCATTCGTGCTAGGCTTGGCTCTCTCCTGAGTCTAGCACATTTAACATTAGGAGTGAGATATGAAACAACTAGATATATTTGATACTGATTACGAATCTTGTAATTACACATCAACATCTAAAAAAGCACTAGCCTCAATTAAACCTAAAATCAAAACTAAAAGAGAACAGGTTTATGATTTAATAAAACTTAATCCATTAACTAATTATCAAATAGCTGATGAATTAGAAATGCCTTTAAGTTCGGTTTGTGCTAGAGTGAGAGAATTACAAATTTTAAATTTAGTAATAGACTCTGGTTTAAAAAGAAAAACTAAATATGGAAAAGATGCAATCGTATGGGCAAAAAAAGATTAGCAAGTAAATTAGAGCAAGAACACTTATCTAAGGTAGCTTCTTTAGGCTGTTTAATTTGTCAGCAACCAGCAATTTGTCATCACATAAGAAATCGTGGAGATGGTAAAGGAAACATTGGATTTGGAAAACGCAGTTCGCATTATGAAACAATTCCATTATGTCCTGACCACCATGTAGGCAGTTTTAGTATTCATAATACCAAAAGACAATTTGAGGCTATGTATGGAACTGAGGCAGAACTATTACACAGAACATTAAATGAGATTAAGCAATTAGATGAGTCTAATAATCTTTTTAATTTTTACGCAAAAGAGGAGAAATAAAATGGCAGAAATGAGAGAAGAACACTTTGAAGTAGTTTCAAGCAATAGAGCAAGAGCCTATGAGAAACAAAAAAAGACCACAAATATAATTAGAATGTTGTTAAGACGATATTCAAAAAAACAATTAATACAAATGATAGAAAAGGAGAGTAGAAATGGCTAAACGAAAAGGTTACTTCATTCTTTATCGTGATTTATATTCAAATCCGATTTTTAAGAATTTATTACAAGCAAGTTGTTGGATATATTTTATATCATCAGCATCACATCAGGATAAAACTTTAAGATTTTTAGATTCTGATGTTTTTATAAAACGAGGCGAGGCTATTATGCCTTTAAGAGTTACTGCTAAAAGATTTGGTATGACATATTCTGAAATGAGGTCTTTTATACTACGGCTTGTGCGTAGAAAAATGATAAGCACTAGAACGACCCAGCTAAATCCAGTTAAAGACCACCCCAGCAGAAAAGTAACGATTATTAACCTACTAAACTATAACAAATACCAGTATGTTGATAGCGAACAACCACCTACAGCCCAGCTATCGCAACAAGTGTCAATACACAATACTAATACACAAATACTAAATACTGTTGTCAAAAAGTCTAGCAAGGAAGAATATAAAAAAATTGGAGAATGGGGAGAATATACCATTGTGTTGAAAGACTCTAAGCAATATCTAAAACATAAATGGAAAGACGAGCCTCTAAAACCTTACCAATGAGTGCGATATTAAGAATATTCAAATATGTTAGAAAAAGATTGATTAATTTATCAATAGAAAATAAAAGGTTAAAAATGCAACTTGAGTTCTATAAAGCAATAATTGAAAGTGATAATAGTAAAAAACACTAATGCCACAATTAGAACACATTTTATATGGTAGAAATAAAATTAAAATTATATTTAAACCACTTAAAAACCTTGATGGATATTACGAAACCGAGAAGAAAATAATTGTGTTGGATAGCAGAATAAAAGGCAAAAGACTCTTTAACACAATAATTCACGAGATATTTCATCTTATTGCTCATCTATCTAAAATAAAATTTAGAAGTATGGGAGAAGAACCAATGGCAATAGAGATCGGAAATGGCTTTACTAAGATATTTAAACAAAACCCTAAACTATGGACTTTTCTAACTAAATTACTAAAATGATACCATTTCCTAATAAGAAATATAATATTATATATTGTGACCCAGCTTGGTATTTTAAAACATATTCTAATAAAGGCGATAAACGATCTGCTACACAGCATTACGATTGTATGTCTATTTCTGATATTTATAACTTACCTGTTAATTCAATATCTGATAATGATTGTATTTTATTTATTTGGGTTATTGACCCTATGTTACCAGAAGCTATTGAAGTTATTAAATCTTGGGGTTTCAAATATAAAACAGTTGCTTTCACTTGGGTTAAAGAAAATAAAAAATCTGAGGGATATTTTACTGGATTAGGATATTGGACAAGAGCAAACCCTGAAATGTGTTTATTAGCAACTAAAGGCAAACCCAAAAGATTATCTAAATCCGTAAGACAACTAATAATTAGTAAATTACAAAAACACAGCAAGAAACCTGATGAGATAAGAACTAGAATTGTAGAACTATGTGGAGACTTACCAAGAATAGAATTATTTGCTAGACAGAAAGCAGAGGGTTGGGATTCATGGGGAAATGAGGTATAATTTGTGATTATGAAAAACGACAATAATAAGGCAGATAACACAATTAAGCCACAATCTATAGGAAGACCTAAAAAAGAACTAGATGAAGATATTATTGCAAAACTTTCTCAAATTGGCTGTACTCAAGAAGAAATAGGTGCAGTTGTAGGAATATCAGCTAGAACTTTACAAAGACGATATGCCGATCTAGTTGCAGAAAACAAAAACAAAGGAAAAGCTAGTTTAAGAAAGAAAATGTGGGAGAAAGCACTTAAAGGTAACGAGAAACTTCTTATATGGCTATCTAAGAACGAATTAAACATGGTGGACAAAGTACACACCACATCTACTGTTGAACCACTACCATTAATAATAGATGCTAAAGCTGAAGATATAAATGGCTAAACAAAAATTCACGCACTTCATACCAAGAGATAAACCACCTAAGAGAGGTGCTGGACAACACAAGAAAAGAAAAAATAAACATGAGAAACGACAACAAAAACAAACTAGATACAAAGGACAAGGAAAATAATATGACTGAAGTAATCGGAGAGAATACATTTCTAAAACTAAGACTACAAAAAGATCAAATGAAAGCTGAATTAGAGCAAGTAAAAATACAAAGAGATATTGCTTTAAGAAAGCAAAAGAAATTAGAAGATGCTGTAAAACAATTAAGAAAGTTGGTAGAGGGTGGAAAATAAAAGACCTAACTTCTATCCTGATGGTGTTGTAATAGATTATAAATTACCACAATCATTTACTAAAGCATTAAAGGGTGCATCTTGTGGAGATTGTTATTTATACAGCAACAAATGGTCATTCTGTGGTAAGTACATGGCCAAAGGTGTTAAAGATACTTATGTTTGTCACTCATGGAGAAAGAGACGATTCAAAAGATAACAGAAGAATTAGATAACCTTGCTAATCTCTACAATAAAACGCAAGATCAAAAATATAAGTTAGCTTGGTATAAATTACTTAGAAAATTACCTATTGTGTGATAAAAGCCTTTTATGGCTAAATACAAAGGAAGAACTGTTAAACTTAACAAACCCATGCGTGGAGATGTTAAAAAGTTTAAAGTATTCGTAAAAAATAATAAGACAGGAAAAGTAGTCAAAGTAAATTTTGGCTCTAAAGAATTATCCATTAAGAAAAATATACCAGCTAGAAAAAGATCATTCATGGCTAGGTTTCGTCCAATCTTAAACAAGGCTAAAAGATCAGGTAAGCAATTAAATACAACTCCTGTTTATTGGGCAGTTAAATCATGGCAAAAAGGATTTAAGGTATGATTGACAGATGGTTATATACATTCTTTGGCTGGATAGATTCATGGTTTTATTGGGTAGATAAACAATTTGTAAAACCTAAGAAAAAAAGAAAAAAGAAAAAAGATGAGCCTCAAGATTGGAGTGGTATCGTATGAGAGACACTAAAACCTTAGAGCAATACAGTAAAAACGCACAAAAGAAATTAAAAGAAATGAATCTATTTAAGAATCTTAAAAAAGAAGTTAATGTAGGTGCTAATGGCACTCAAAAATATGTTATTAAAAAAGGTATCAACAAAGGTCGTATTGCAGAATGAAAATATCAGAAAATACTTCGGTATCTTTACCAATAAGAAATTTACTTGCGATTGTAGGGGCAGTAGCAATAGGTGTATGGGCTTATTTTGGCATAATTGAAAGAATAACATTATTAGAAACAGCAGATAAACTACAAGAACAAGATTTATTAGAAGCATCTGCTCAGAAACCTATAGACCAAGAACAGTTTATGTTGCTAGAACATATTGCTCAACAAGTAGAAAAGTTAGAGAAAACTCAAGAACAAAACATGACTAATAAAGTTAATATCGAAAGAATACAAAAAGATATTGAAAAGATATTGATAGATGTAGAAAAATTAAAAGATTCAGTAAGAGCAAACTTAGGTAAACTCAATGGGAATCACTAGCTTAGTATTTGCATTATGCTTATTTATTAACGGACAACTTGTAGAGCATAGAATACAAGATAGTTTATCTACTTGTCTTAAAATGAAACGAGAAGCCACTAGAAATATGGATATGCAAAATAAACAGTTTATGTGTGGAGAAGTAGAAGCTGAATTAGAAACTAATATTGATGGTAGTAAAAGCATTAAAAAGATTATAAAGTCTAAAGAATGAAATTTATTTTAGCTTTTAGTATCTGTTCTGCAATTACTGGTTACTGCAATAATACAATGACACTTCCTACTAAATTTGATTCATGGTCAGAATGTGTAGGTGCTGGTGGTAAATTAATACAATCTTTCTCAGTTGAAATGAAAGATAGAATTGAAGAAAGAAAATTATATATGAATTATTTTTGTAATGAAAATCACTCTAACAAAACCCCAACTTAAAGTTAGTTCATCAAAAGCAAGATTCAGAGTTCTTATTTCAGGTCGTAGATTTGGTAAGACTTATCTCGCTGTTACTGAAATGATGAAATATGCTTGTCAGCCAAACAGAAGAATCTGGTATGTAGCACCTACATTTAAAATGGCCAAAGAGATTGTATGGGGAACTCTAAAAGAAATGCTTAATCAGTTTAATTGGATAGAGGACATCAACGAAACTACTATGACAATTACTATTAGGCAATCTAATAGTACTATCTCATTAAAAGGTGCTGATAACTATGATTCACTTCGAGGTACAGGATTAGACTTTTTAATATTAGACGAATTTGCAGATATTGATAAACGAACTTGGTTTGAAGTATTAAGAGCATCTATTTCAGATAGATTAGGTCATGTTCTTATGTGTGGAACTCCTAAAGGTTATGGTAACTGGTCTTATGAGATGTATCTTAAAGGCAAACAAGACCATGATTGGGAGTCTTTTCAATTTACTACAATACAAGGTGGAATGGTTACACCTGAAGAAATAGAACAAGCTAAACAAGATATTGATATTAGAACTTTTAGACAAGAGTTTGAGGGTACATTTGAAAACTATGCTGGTGCAGTTTATTATAATTTCCACCCTGTAGATAATGTTGTTAAGAAACAAATAGATTGGTCTAAGCCTTTACATATAGGAATGGACTTTAACGTAGACCCAATGTCAGCTTGTGTTGGGCAGATCGAAAAAGATAAAGTTTACTTTGTAGATGAAGTAATAATTTATGGCTCTAATACTGATGAAATGGTGCAAGAAATACGAGATAGATATGGAACTAAAATGCAAATCTTTATTTACCCTGACCCAGCCTCTAAACAACGTAAGACTTCTGCTGGTGGAAGAACAGATTTAAGCATATTACAAAATGCTGGTTTTAAAGTTAAGGTCAAACATAAACACCCAGCAATACGAGACAGAGTCAATGCTGTTAATAGTAGACTCAAAGATTCTAAGGGCGAAAGACATATTTTTGTTTCACAATCTTGCAAAACATTGATAAAAGGTTTACAAAGACAAATATACAAGGAGAATACAAATATTCCTGATAAGGAAGATGGATTCGATCATATGAATGATGCTTTAGGTTATATGATTGATTATTTAAAACCATTAACTACTCAGGCTGTTTATTCTCCACCAACAAGATGGGCAATTAAATAATTATGGCATACACCAGAGATCAAGCAATCGCAGTACATAAAGATTATCAAGAGACAGTTAATAATTGGGAGTATTATATTAGATCGTATAATGGTGGTTATGATTATATGACAGGCCAATATCTAAACAGATATAATTTAGAATTAGATAACGAATTTAATCAAAGACTTGCTAACACACCTTGCGATAACCATTGTAAAAACATCATTCAAATTTATTCATCATTTTTATTTAGAGTTAGACCAAGCAGAGACTTTGGTTCATTAGCTGATGAGCCTAGTTTAGAATCATTCTTAAAAGATGCTGACTTAGAGGGTAACAATTTAAACTCAGTAATTAAATCTGCACAAAACTACGCATCAATCTATGGTCATTGTTTTATGATTTTAGATAAACCGAATATAACTACAAATACTAGAGCAGAAGAATTAGATCAAGATATTAGACCATATGTTTCAATCGTAACTCCTGAAAATGTTTTAGATTGGAATTATGAAAGACAACTTAATGGTAAGTATGAATTAAACTATTTAAAAATCCGAGAAGAAGTTGATAGACAAGGTGGTACTTACATGAGAGTTTGGTATCCTGATAGAATTGATACTCTGTATATGCCAGAAAGAGAAGAACCAAGATTGATAGATACTGTTGATAATATGATTGGTAAAATACCAGCAGTTATTTTGTACAATGCTAAATCTCACAAAAGAGGCATTGGCCAATCTGATTTAACTGATATTGCTGACTTACAAAAATCTATCTACAATGAATATTCTGAAATGGAACAATTAATCAGATTAACTAACCACCCATCATTAGTTAAAACTCCAAGTGTAAATGCAAGTGCTGGTGCTGGTGCTGTTATTGAAATGCCTGATGAATTAGAGCCAAACTTAAAACCATATTTACTACAACCATCTGGCCAGAACTTACAAGCTATTATGGACTCAATAAATAACAAAGTTGAATCTATAAATAGAATTGCACACACAGGTGCTGTAAGAACTACTAAAACAAATATTAGTTCAGGTGTAGCACTACAAACTGAATTTGAATTATTAAATGCTAGACTATCTGAGAAAGCTGACAATCTACAAATCGCTGAAGAACAATTATTTAGATTATATGCTTTATTCCAAAATGCTAAATTTGATGGAGAAATAAATTATCCTGATAGTTTCAATATTAGAGATTACGCAACTGATCTAATGTTCTATCAACAAGCTAAAGCAATCAATGTACAATCTCCAACATTATCAAAAGAAATTGATAAAGAAATTGCTAGAGCAGTAGTTGATGATGATGAAAAGTTAAATATTATTTTTGATGAGATAGATATTAAAACAGAAGTTGGAGAATTTACCCAAGACGAACCAGCACAAGAAGATCAAGAAGTAGCACAAGAGCAAATATAGATGAATGGCAGATATAGTCAAAGAGGCAACAGAATATAGAATCAAGCAAATAGAACTTGCTGAAGCACAATATTATAAATCATTAATCAATACATTAGACAGAATAGAACGAGAAGTAGTAGCATCTGTTAGTAGATTACCATTAACTGATGGAAAGTTAGTAGAATTACAATCAGCTATTGCGATAAGACCACAAATTAAAAACATTTTAGAAAAAGAATATCTAGCTTGGTCAGATACTGTTGTTAGAGAGGGTTTTAATAAACAAGCTAAACGAATTGAAAAAGCATTTAAAAGAATAGGTAATATTCCTGTAGAGTTTCAAGAATTAACTAAAGGCGATCTAGCTTTAATTCAAAATCTAAAACAACAATATTTTACTCAGTTTAAAGATGTATCAAATACATTTACTAGAAGATTATCAGAAAAGGTCTATCAGAATACACTAATAGGAAGTGAATTTGCAACCCTAGAAAAAGAACTTAGACAAACAATTAATGGTATTTATGCTAGTTCAGATGACCCAG